GCTAAGCTCCAGTGTGGGGTGGTTAATCCCACACAAGTATTACCCCCCTTGTTTCAGATGCTGAAATGGATCGCCATCATACCTGCGACCCACGAAGCATCCTGCTGGGATCTGTAACCAGGATCCCAGCCGTCCAGAAAGCCTTGCGGCAGTCTGGACCGACGAACACGTACTCTAGGCGGTTTAGTGCTTCGAGGTACGTAGAACAGTTCGTCGCCAACCGAAGAAGGCAGCAACTTAGAGTCGTGGGGTTTATTCCAGTTCTCTTCGCCAGTGCCGCCCCGCGAGGGGCAGAAGTACCCTCCACACGCAAGAGGCATTGCGAACTGCTGAGCTTCTTTTGAAAGCTCGTGGCGCGCATGTTCAAGCGTAAGGTAGGTATATCTCTTCGGACACCCGGCAGTTAATATCCCTTGGTCGGGATTCAACCACTCAGGTACAAGGTGGGCCTTGCCGTCTATATAAGACCGAAGTAGCGTTAGTGTGCGATGTAAGGGGATTTTCTCCCTCGCACCCCACGACGCGACTTGGTTTATAACTACATAGACGTCGGGTTCCGCAGCGAGTGATTTAACATAGAAAGGAGTTATATCAACCCCGTTTAGGTAGTCACCACCGCAGGACTCGCGAAAGGGTCCCTCACAAAAAGACTTGTCGTAATTCACAACAAGCCCGGCTCTTTCCAAGACATCTACGAAACCCGTATACTCATAGGTTGGGATAATGACATCATCCCCGAACACGCAAGTGTTCGACCAGTCTATAAACAGACTGGGGCCCCCACGAGTCGTCCGGTATCCGTAGATCAAGGCCACGATCAGCAACGTCATTAAGGGAAAAGTAAAACCATTCCCCATTGTGCTGATCATATGTAGCCTAACTTGTATGCCTTCATCCCTGGACTTCCCATCTCCAGGAACTGTAATCGTGGGCGACCTCAGCTTTATTAAGAGGTTGAACCACGCAGCAGGCATGAGCGCTCGTACAAGATCTAAACTGATCATATCGCTCGCTGACTTGAGATCCAGGGTAGCAACACTCCCGTCTCTCGAACCGCGTTGGGCCATAGCCTTATTCTTAGGCTGTTGGTTGCGAATGTCCAGTCCGATATGCCGAAGTGCCCCTTCGAGATACATGCCGGCAGCAAGCTGCAGGCACATGTTCCCTGAGGGTTCAATGGCAATTGTACGTTCTGTGTCCTCGTTTTTTGGTACTGTCGTTAGTTTTGAGCCCTCAATCTGCGTAATGCCCTCAACTCCAAGTTGGCCATCTCTGGCCACGAAGTAAGGGTTATCACGGCGCAGTTTACGTACCAAGGGTTCGCACAGAGCGGTGCAAGTCATCTTCTGCGATATCTTGTCGGCGGTATGGGTCCCTTTAACGCCATTGCTGGCGCCAGGTCCAAACCTCCAATTGGAAAACAGAAGTGACATCTCGAGCGGCTGCTGCACTGCCGTCTCGTCCAGGGATGAAGTATAACGCTCTAAAGCATTAGTAATAAAATAACGAGCGTTTGCTATAACCCTTGGATCCAGAGCAAGCGAGGGCGGGTTAGTCTTTTGGACTTCCAGCACTCGTTCATTTACCGCAAGAAAATCTGCGATAGCTTTGCCCTGAAGATCTTCTCTAAGGAAGCGTGCTCTTTTACGAGCACGTTGCACCTGACGAAGGACCGCCGCGTTTTGCGGTCCTTTATCAAGAAGCTCTTCTAACATCGTGTTGAAAAGCGCCGTAAGGCGCTCCTCATTACGACCTTGAACGTTGCTTTTACTCACAGGATAACTCCCGATGATTACAACGGTTTAACCAAGAATGACCCTAGTCCCCTTCGTCAGTACCAAAACGATAAGGGAATAACAGCCAAGCTATTTCTGCTTGGCTTTCACTGCCCGCGTTTCCGCAGGTGATTCCATTTCGGAAATCTCCTGCAGAGGGGTAGGTGCGGGTCTCGCGGCATTCTGCCGTATTTGGGCAACAGCAGTTACGAGTGGGTCCATCATTGCTGCAGGCGTCAGTGCTATGATAATCAGCACAGACGAGACTGCAACGATCGCCGGAAACACTTTTGCCCATTTCACAGAACACCCGTCAATACAGTGACCGAAATACCGCTCGCTTGTTCCCAACCAATCCCGAAATGGCAACTGATCATGGCGCGAATTTCTTCCGGTTCATAAGTATCAACGCCGGCTGGAACTTCGATGATAGTAGTGATTTTAGGCACCATGATCGATTGGTTCACAGCAGGGGCGGCTCCTTTGCGTGTAATGAACTTGTACACGTTCAGGGGCACGTTCTTGATTACGCCCGTTACTGGGTTTGCCTGCGGCAACGTTCTAAGGATCGGCGGACGATAAAACGTCGACGTAAACGGCTTTGAA